TAACAGAAATCCGATAACAATCTTTCTTGTGCAAGGATTTCATAATATTACAGCTAAACTCGAAACAGGAAAAGATGTCGAATTTCAAGCGATGTGTTTTAATATCGAACTTCCTCCGGTAGATACTTCTGCTGTACCGGAAATTACAATAGAAATAGATAATGTCAGTCGGGAAATAGGAAAACACTTGGACAATGCTGCTTCATCGCAATATAAGACAGAGCTTGTTTATCGTCCTTATTTATCTACGGACTTGACAACACCCCAAATGATTCCGCCCGTCAGATTGACCGTTACGGAGATTAGCGGTGATGTTTATAAAATCACGGCGAAGGCAAGAATGACAGATATCGGAAATAAAACATTTCCGAATGAAACCTATCGTTTATCAAAATTTATGGGATTAGTGAGTTAAAATGAAACATTGGGCTGTTAAATATATCGGAAAACTATGGATTAATGGCGAATATGATTGTTGGGGATTAGTCCGAGATGTTTACCAAAACGAGCTGAAATTGGAACTGTCACCGATTGTAACAGACGCAACAAGTTTGCGTGATGTTTTATGCGAATTCAGAAAATCATCTAATTATAACCACTTGAGAGAGACTTTTAAGCTAGAGGATAAGAATATCGTTATTTTGACACAGAACAAATATCCTTGTCATGTGGGGATTTATGCTGATATAGACGGAGGTGGCGTTTTGCATAATATGCAAGGTGTCGGCGTGGTATTTCAGAAACTCCCGGAGCTTAAAATGAACGGCTGGCAAATTATGGAGATTTTAGAGTATGCCGCAAATAGTTAAGATACAGAATCCTTTCAACCTCGCTCAAAGCGAGGTTTTTTATTGTTCTAAACAAATGAGCATAACAGAAATTGCCATATATTATAATGTCAGTCCTCAAAATTTGCCATTCATCTGTTTTTTAAACGGTGAACCTTTATTGCGAAGATTTTGGAACGATTGTCCAAAGTCTTCAGATCACCTTGCTTTTATGTGTTTGCCTCAAGGTGGTGGTGGCGGTGGTTCAAATCCGATTAAGGTCGTACTGTCCGTAGCCGTTATGGTGGCGGCCTATTATACGGGTGGAATTGTTGCCGGAGCTTATGGCGCTTTTGCCGGAGCTGCGGCAGCAACAGCCATAAGTGTTGGAGGGTCAATGCTTGTTAATGCAGTTATTCCGTCTCCATACAGCAGCTTAACATCATCATATTCCGCCTCGTCATTGGAAAGCAGTCCGACATATTCTCTTAACGCTCAGGGGAATCAAGCCAAACTTGGCGGGGTTATTCCTGTTTTGTATGGCCGGCACATTATCTATCCGGATTTTGCAGCTAAGCCCTACACAGAATATAATGAGAATGAGCAATATCTTCACCAGCTTCACGTTTTAACACAAGGTTATTGTGAAGTTGAGCAGATTCGCATTGATGATACGCTGATAAGTTCGTTTGCTGAGGTGGAATATGAAATTGTCCAGCCTAACCAACCTGTAACCCTTTTTAATCCGAATGTGGTAATGGCAGCGGAAATCGCCGGGCAAGAACTATTAAAAGACACTTATGTCGGCGGTTTTATTGTTAATCCTGAAGATACTCAAATAGATAAAATCGGTATAGATGTGGTTATGAGCGCCGGATTGTATTATGCCAACGATAGTGGTGGCCTGTCTTCCAAAACAATTCAATGGAAAGCAGAGGCCAGACTCGTCGATGATGAGGGAAATGCGCTTGGAGATTGGATTGTTTTGGGTTCAGAGAGTCATACGGCAGCTCAAAATACACCTATTCGACTTACTTTCTTTTATATGGTTTCTTTGGGACGCTATGAAGTTCGTATGGTACGTTTGGACGCAAAAGATACAAGTGCAAGGGCCGCTCACGCCATTTATTGGGAAAGTTTGAAAGGCTATATGGAAGCTCCGTCTGATTTTGGTGAAATGACGCTTTTGGCTATTAAAATGCGGGCAACAAATAACCTCTCATCTAATTCCAGCCGAAAGATTAACGCTATTGTAAATCGTAAAGTCAAAACATGGAGTTCAAATTCCGGTTGGAGTGAACCGGTAAAAACGCGTTCGATTGCTTGGGCTATTGCGGATATTTTAACGGCTCCATACGGTGGAAAATTGTCAGATGAACGTATCCATTTAACCGAACTTGAACAGCTTGACAAGGTTTGGGAAAGTCGGGGAGATTATTTTGACGGAATTTTTGACAGTACAACTACAATTTGGGAAGCTATGTTAAAGGTTGCACGTTGTGGACGAGCCATTCCTATCTTGCAGGCAGGAATGATCCGAATTATCCGTGATGATAAAAAGACGATTCCTACGGCAATGTTCACACCACGAAATATAGTCAAAGATAGCTTTTCTATCGAATATATCATGCCGTCTGAGGATACGGCAGATAGTGTAAAAGTACAGTATTTCTCAAGTAAATACTGGAAATATGATGATGTAACAACCAAACTTGCGGACAGTACGGAAGAAAACCCGGCCAATGTAGATTTGTTTGGCTGTACCAACAAAGAACATGCCGCTCGGGAGGGCTATTATATGTGCGCTTGCAACCGTTACCGGCGGAAGTATATCAGTTTTCAAACCGAATTAGAGGGGCTAATCCCCACCTATGGCGATTTAATCAGCATAACGCATGATATGTGCGAATGGGGACAAGGCGGCGAAGTGTTATCAGTTTCCGGGAATCCTCTAAAATTGTCAGAACATCTGATGTGGAAAGAAAACGAGGAACATTTTATATGTTTTCGCCACAAAGACGGCTCTATGAGTGAGACATATCCGGTTATCCGCGGTGCAGTAGATGAAGAAGCTGTCATTCAAACGGTGCCGGATATTAAAATCTATACCGGTACGGCAATGGAACGAACTCATTTTACTTTCGGTATAAAAGGAAAAGTATCAATGTATGCCAAGGTAATCGGTGTCAAACCCCGTGGCGATACCGTGGAAATTAGCTGCGTTAATGAAAGTGATGAGGTTTATAAAACATAAAACGAAAGGAAAGAGAATGGATTGGCTAGAATTTTTACAAATTATTTGTGTTCCGGCTTTTGTTTGGCTTGTCCATAAAATGGGCAATGTACATAAGGAATTGAATGATTTTAAGGTGCAAGTTGCCCGGGAGTATGCCACACAGGTTCATATTACCCGGCTTGAACTGAAAATTGACGAATTGCGGCAACTTATTTGGGAGATACATAATGAATCAAAAACTACCAAGAGGAATTAGAAACAATAATCCGGGGAATATCCGGCACGGTGCTAATTGGCAAGGATTAAATCCTAAAGGCAGAGATATAGATTCTGCCTTTTGTGTTTTTACAGCACCAATTTATGGAATCCGTGCTTTGGCGAAAGTTCTTATAAATTATAAAAAAATTCATGGTTTAAATACAGTCCGAACGATTGTAAGTCGTTATGCGCCTCCTAATGAAAATCAGACTGCTGCTTACATTCAGTCTGTTGCCAAACAGCTCGGTGTTTACCCCGATACAGTCATAGATATTGAAGAACGCGGGGTGCTGACTGTTTTTATTAAAGCTATTATCCGCATGGAAAATGGCATTCAACCCTATTC